GAGCGACGTAGCGCGGTCAAAAGAAAGCGCGCCAAACCACAGGGCGTGGGCGGCAAGCCTACCAATGTGAAGACATTTACTTCGCCAGCATCTGCAAAAGGCCGTCGTATTGTAAAGAAAGCCGAAGGTGGTGAGGTTCGTCGCAACCATAGGGGTTGTGGTGCTGTCATGTCTGATAGACGCAAAAGAACAAGGTACTCCTGATGTTCAAACGTTATGCGGAAGAATTTTCTAATGGCGGGGTTGTTGGTGGTCGATCAAGGGCAGCTAAACGCAAGCCTGACACCATGCCTAAAAGAAACAAAAAGAACTTTCGTTCTACTGAGTCGGGTGCAGGCATGACTGAGGCTGGCGTAAAGGCCTATCGCAGAGCTAATCCTGGTAGTAAACTCAAGACGGCGGTGACAGAGGATAAGCCGACAGGTAAACGCGCAGCACGAAGAAAGTCTTTCTGTGCTCGTTCTGCTGGGCAAATGAAGAAGTTTCCTAAGGCGGCAAAAGATCCAAACTCTAGACTGCGTCAGGCAAGACGAAGGTGGAAGTGTTAAATGAGCAGAAGTGATACAGCAAGAATAGACCGTGGCCAAGCGTTGGTTGGTCAAGGCGTAGAGAGAGCTTACACACAAGCAGACTTTAGTCGCTTCCCTCCTAGCCGACTAGAACAAATGAACCCTAGCCTAAGAGTTAATCCCGCCACGGCTAAATCTGCTTTTCTTGGCAACATGGACAACCCGTTTGCTGGAGGATTTCAACAACAACGTGCTCGTGGCGCCAACTATTTGAATTACGAAAGGGCCGCGCCCAACGTTGGCGGACCTCTCATTGCTCCACAGGTGCCTGAAGGGTATGTGCCACCTGGTACCGAGCCTGAAGTTATAAGGGTTTATCCTGACGGCACACCTGTTGGGGATGAAGAAACAACAAATAACACTGATCCGTCAGAAATAAACCTTGATGACAGCCCGTTTATGCAGGAAATAAATCAAGACAGAATTGAAAGAGGCCTTCCTCCTTTTGAAACATTTCAAGAATACATCTTCTCTGGTCTAGGCGGTCCTGGGCGTTTAAGCGGACTTTTCGGCGGCATGGCTGGAATTGGTGGAGGAATTGGCATGGCCGAAGGCGGCATTGCATCAGTTCAACCTCAGTACATGGCTGGTGGCGGGATCATGGCTGCGCTAGGGGGCATTGGCCGAGGCATAGGTGGTGCTCTTACTGGTGCTGGAGGCGCCATTGGCAATGCCCTTCAAGGTGTTGGAGGCGGTATTGGCAGAGGTATTGAGGCGCTTGGAGGTATGGCTCAGCAAGCAAATGAGAATTATCAAGCGAATCAGAAGAAGCAAGAAAAGCGCCTTGAAGACATGACTCGTGAAGAGCTTATTGAATACATCAAGAGTGGCGGTAAGTCTTCAGGCAACAGTGGTATTGAAGCCTTGCAAGGATTAAGTGACAGATTCATAGACTTCGCAACGGGTAAGCCTGCTGGGGGCACTAATGCATTACGCCAAATGGGTGACCCATCTATGTTGGGCTATAGCGATCCCATGAGAAATGCAACGCCGCCTACTTTTGGCGGGCTTGCTGATGGCGGCGAGGTTGAATATCCCCGCATGAACGGCCCGATCTCTGGCCCAGGGACTGAAACATCTGATGACATACCTGCCATGCTTAGCGATGGCGAGTTTGTTGTAAACGCAAAAGCCGTCAGAGGCATTGGCCGATTGAAAGGGGCTGGCAAAACAAAAGCTGAGCAGCGTCAAGAGGGTGCAAGAATGATGTACGCACTACAACGTGCTGGCGAAAAGGCGATGGGGAAAGCGTAATGGCCAATAAAAAATACCCAATGAAGGGTCAGGCTGAGAAGTTAGCTAAGCAAGGCCGCTACGGAGACTCCATGCTGGTTCACATGACCCCAGCAGAAGTTGATGTTTTAAGAAAGACCTCGCCAATCGGTGATTTAACCATCAATCCAGAGACGGGTCAGCCAGAAGCTTTTATTGCAGCCCTCGCTCCTTTCATTCCAGCCATCGCAGGCACTGCATTGTCTATGGGCAGCAAGACTAAACAACGTCAAACAGACGAAAGCATGCCGACAGTCCAGCCGCAGGCAGGCCAATCATATTCAGCCCCCGGAGTTGAATTAACTGCTCGTCAGCTACAAGATCTGTACTTCAATCCCGAATACGGGATGATAAACCAGCCGATACCTATACCAACGCAGCAAGTGGCCGGTCTATCTCCAATGGAGATACAGGCTAGAAACATGGCTCAAGGGTTAGGCGGTTTCGGTCAGCAGCTTTCTCGCGCTCAAGACATGTATGAACAATCTGCTCGAGGTTTTGACCCGCGCTCTGCAGGAGCGTTTGCTGATCCACGCGCTCGTGCATTGTATGAACAAAGCACTCGTGGCTATGACCCTCGTATGGGTCAACAGTTTATGGATCAAAACGCTAGAGCCATGATGAGAGGCGCTGCCGGTGACATTCGTGGCGCTGAAATGGGCATGGGCAGAGAAGCCGCTATGGCTCAGCAGGAGATGATGGCTGCTGGACGAGGCGCAAACAGAGAATCTCGAATTGGCCAAAGAGCCATGGATCGCGCTAGTCAAGGCATCGGTGGTCAAGTTGGTGGCGCTCAAGCAGGAGCAATGGACGCCGCACAACGAGCCAGAATGCAGACACAAATGGCAGGACAAGATCTTCGTTTTTCTGGTGACATGGGTAGAAGCACAGCGATGCAGGGCATTGCTGGTCTTGCAGGGACAGGCGATCAATTTGACCCATCAAGCGTTGGCCAGTTCATGAGTCCGTTCACGCAGAATGTCATTGACGCTCAGCAAGCAGAGATTGCACGTCTAGGCGAGAAGCAAAAGATTGGCGCCCGCGACCAAGCGGTGCGTGCTGGTGCGTTTGGAGGCTCTCGTGGAGCCATAGCGCAGGCCGAGATAGACAGAAACACTCTGCAGCAACAAGCTAAGACTGGCGCCGAGTTGCGCTCACAAGGATTCCAGCAGGCTCAACAGGCTGCTCAGCAGGCGTTTGAGCAGGCACAAGGGCGTAGGCAGCAAGCTGCTCAATTAACCGGCTCTCTGGGCCAAGCAGGCGCTCAGACAGGCATCAGTGCTGCATCACAAGCAGCAAACCTTGGCCTGAGTGCAGAGCAACTCGCTCAGCGTGGCGCCCTTGAAGGTGGTCAGCTTGGGCTTAGCGGGCTGACTTCTCAGGCAGACATCGCTCAGCGTGCCGCGCAGATGGGTATATCAACTCAAGAGTTGGCTGGCAGGCTTGCACAACAAGGTGGCGCCCTTGGCTTGCAAGCACAACAAGGTATTGGCGCTCTAGCAGGGCAGCGTGCAGACATCGCCTCTGGCTTAGCAAGAGACTTCCAGTCTGGCCAGCAGCTTGGCTCTGGCATATTTGGAGATCAAATGGCGCGTCTGCAGGGTGCTGCAGGCGGTATGGACAGACAGACTCGTGGCGCCCTGGGTGACGCAATGAATGCGTACCAAATGGGGCAACAAGGGCTTCGCGCAGGCGCTCAAGGTATTGCTGGTCTTGGTCGCCAAGGCTTCGATATGCTCACTAGCCAAATTGGAACGACGGCTGGATTGGGCGCGACTGGTCGAGGAATACAAGATCGAGCGTTTACCTCTGACTACAGAGCGGCTACTCAAATGGCTGATGAACCGTTCATGAGGCTGCAGCGCGGCTTTAACGTCCTTGGCCAAGGCGCTCCGTTCATGCCTAGCTACACCACTGGGTTCGGCTCTGGCCAGCAGGGGGTTGGAACTTATCAACAGCCTAATACCGCTGCTCGGTTGGGAAGTGCCTTGTCCTTCGGGGCGCAATTCATGCCTCCATCAGACATTCGATTGAAAGAAAATGTTATGAAGGTTGGCGAGGTTGAGCCTGGTGTTGGATGGTACACATGGGATTGGAATGATACTGCCAAGTCCATGGGTATTAATGCGCCAACTGAGGGCGTAATGGCTCAAGAGTTGATGAAGGTTAACCCTTCAGCCGTGCATAAAGCTGAAGACGGATACTACCGTGTAGACTACTCAAAGGTTAACCGCCAAGAAGCGGAGGTTCAGTAATGTACGAAGACCCAATGAACAGGCCTATGTTTCAGACACCACAGATGCGCGAAGGCGGCGGCATCATGGCAGGCGTTGCGCCTATTCGTGGGTATGCGGATGGTGATTTTGTTGATTCTGCAACAGGAATGCTTCAGGACGCGCTTCAAGGATTTAGAACGCTTGTTACAGATCCTAGGAAGGCTCTATCACCAGAAGCTGTTCAACAACTTGAAAGTTTGTCTGAAGCAGAGGCTATTGGTTTGGCTGAAGCTGGACAACTTAGTGAGGCTGCACTTCTTACATTGATGTCGATTCATCCAGTGCTCAGAAGGCTTAAAGGCTTGAAGCCAAGAGCGAAGCCTGAACCTCGTCGGGGATTGACAGCAGAGCAACAAGCCGAAGGACTTCCTAAAAAAGCAGAATTTCCTTTAACCGCTCAACAACAGGCTGAACATCTTGTTAAGCCTAGACCAACGCCAAAAACTGTCGCTTCAAAAAAAGACGCTCCTGAAGAACCCACTCCGGGTGCAGTTGCTCGTGCCAAAGATGCCGTTTCATCAGCAACGTCAAGGGTAACAGGGCCAATAAGGACTACAGGCCGCGTGATAAAAGGCGCTGGAAAATTAGGTGCTGGAGCTGCTGGGGCTGCGGCTGTAACAGATTTGACAACTGGCTCAGATTATTTGAGCACAGGTCTGTCTGCCGCTCTTGATGCGGCCTTGAAGGCAGGAAGGATTACTAAAGAAGAATACGATAAGTTCATGGCAACGCCAGAAATCAGTGCGTTTTCAGAATTTCTATCTGGACCAGAGGCGCCTAAAACTCCTGCCTCAACGTCAGGCAAAAAAGGTGGTGGAACAGGCGGTGGAACGGGTGGTGGAACAGGCGGTGGAACGGGTGGTGGTACAAAAACAAAGCCCAAAACTTTCCTTGATATGCTGAAAGGCGCGGGCACTCAGTTCAAAGATTTCTTGCAAGATCCTGCCAACCAATATGCCCTTGCCAAAGCCGGGCAAGCAAGTGAGGGCATAGCGCCTAGAAACTTTGCAAGCGACTTCGCTTTGGGCAAAGAAGAGTACAAGCAGCTTGAGGCGCAGAGAGAGAAAGGCACTGCGCTTGAAGATAACCTCAAGCTTCTAAAGGAGTTGAAACCAGACGCAAGTGTTGATGAGTTGCTTAATTTGCTGTTAAGCAAAGACACCGCAAGTGACCAGCTTCAGAGAATGGAAGATCGTGTTTACTCTTTGTTTTCTGATTTAAGCAGAAAGGAAATGAACGCTGCCCGTGATACTCAAGATCTCATGAATGAAGCTAGAGCAACTGTTTATGGAAGCATGGGTTTAGGCGTCCCTCCAACAGCCAGCCAAGGCGAAACAATAGATCTTGAGCCTGTTCAATAATGATCACTGTAAGGTTGCCTGATGGCAGATCTGTAAATGTAAATACAAGTGATCAAGAAGTTGCCAGAAGGACTGCCAAAAAATACCTAGATGAAAACCCACTAGTAGAACGTGGCGCTCAGCTAGGCGAAGAAGACGTATCTGCGATAGGTGATATCGGCAGAGGTATTGGTGCCGGTCTTGTCAGCGCGACAGAGGGCATCGCTACATTGCCCATGGAGCTTCTTGGATCAGAAGAAGAAAGCATCCAGACCGTAAGAAACTTCTTTGATAAGTACAAACCAGAAACACAGACCGAGGTGGGCAAGGCTGCGCGTTTCATTGCTCAGTTCGCGGCCCCTGGTGGAATCGCTGCCAAAGCCGCAAAAGGTTTGGGATCAGTGGGCAAGCTTGGCGCAACAGTCAGCGCAGACATAGCTGCTACTACACCAGACGTTGAGACACTCGGTGACTTCTTCGAGGCTGGGCCCACCAAGCGGATAGATACTTCTGACCTTGATGGCGCTGAGCTTGCAGCAGCCAATCTTTCCAATCGCCTGCGTGTAGGTGCAGAGGGGGCCGCTGTAGTGCTTGGTGTGCCCGCTATCGCCAAGCTTGGAGCTAAGTCCGTTGGTGCAGGGCTGGATGCATTCGCCGGTACAGACTTTGCAAAAGCTGCGGCTCAAGCGATTAGAGATCCAGAGACGCCATTTAGTGGTGTTGGTGTAAAGCCAGACCTTGAAAACCCTACGTTCATGCAAAGGCAGGTGCAGCGTCTTCAGAAGGTTGGCCGTAAATATTTAACCATGCAGGGCGAATTGCCAGATAGATTCACGGCTCAATACGACGCCCTGCGTGTATCACAGATAGCCGCTCAGAACTCTCAGGCAAGACAATCTGTTGAGCAGATAGAGAACGCACTGTCTTTTGCAAACAAGAACCAAGGGCTATTCAACAACCAAGACAGGTCAAGAATTCTTGACACATTGAATGACTTCTTGTTTGCAGAAAACGCAGACATGAGGCCAGGAGGTCTTTCCAGAGAAGCCATTCGTAACAACGCGGCAAGAGAACTTAAAGAAGTTAGCGACATAATTTCTCAGAACGCGCCAAAAACTTTGTTTGGCAACAAGAAAGAACTGACCCTGTTCGATTCCGCAACCAACTTCAGAAATCAGATTGATGGGTTAAGTGATTCTGTAAAAGATATTTTGGCGGACGGCCTTCAAAGCGGAGAAAGCAAAAAATCGTTGCTTGATGCTATCGGGGCCAACAAAGAGTTCTATGGTATGCGCCTTTACCGAGCGACAAGAGAACCAGGGTACATAGACAGCATTACGCCAGAGCAAACAAACCTTGCGGTAAAAGAACTGGTTGAAACAAGCAAAGGTTTAGATGAGGCAAATGTTCTTGACGAAGCTGGAGCCATGGAGCTTTTGAACGACATGGTTCAAGGAAACTATAACAACGCCCTTGTTAAGCCCAGAGATGTTGTTGATACGCCAACGCTCAAAGGCGTGTCTCAAGGAATGTTGAAGGCTAGAAAGCTTGATGATCTTCCTGCGGTAAGAGACTTCCTTGGTGAGTACACAGGCGCAAAGGACGTTATGATGCGCTTCCGCCCTGAACGAGTCAGGGTTAGAGACATGGGTGAACAAGAAGCTGGCCTGCGAACCAAGATGGTTGAAACCGTTGACATCATGTCAAAGCACATCGCAAAGGCCAACTATTACAATAACTTAATCAAATACAACGACAACCTGCCAGATGGCGCTAAATTTATATTTGATACGATCCCACCTGATGGCATTGGTAAATACTCAAGAATAGGCTCAGAAGCTGGCAGTGCCTTGAGTGAAATCACCCCTAGCCAGAAAGCCAGATTTGGTCGTCTTGCAGGCAAGTACATAAAGAACGATTACAAAGCTGCGCTTGAAGGCAACAGCGAATTGTTTGATCTGTCAAAAGGAAGCATACCTTTGTATTCAACCTTCTTGGGCTTGAAGGGTATGTCTCAACTAGCCAAGACTGTTTACAGCCCTATCACTCAGATCAGAAACGCTACAACTGCGCTTTTCTTTGCGCTTGCTAATGGCAACGTTGGCGGTGCCGATTCTTTTGCAAAGGCTTTTTCAACTGTATTCAGCAATCTTAATCAAAGATTAACTAGCCCAGGCAAAGTACACGCGACTCTGAAAGAAGCACAAGATCATTACAACGACATGATCGAACTTGGTGTGGTCAATACAAACGCCAAGGTTGGTGAGTTTGAGTCCTTACTCAATGATGCAGCCGAAGGCACAGGCCTTGGTTCTGGCGTGACTGGCAAACTATTTAAGAAAGCCCAAGGGATGCAAAACGGTTTTGCCGCCAAGCTATACCAAGCATCTGATGACCAATGGAAGGTATACAGCTACGAGATGGAGCTTGGCCGTCTTGAAAATATATTTGCTAAGAACCCAAACACCGCACTGCCTGTGTCTGACCCCAGAAACTTCACGGAGTTTGGACCGGTAATAAGGGCATCTGACTTAACGCCAGATCAGCTTAAACTTGCCATGAAGCGAGAAGCTGCAGAGATTGTTAAGGACACTGTGCCAAACTATTCTCGCGTACCTGAGTTCATCAAGCGATTGCGTCAAATGCCGTTTGGAAACTTTGTTGCCTTCCCTGCTGAGATGATCAGAACAAGCTCTAACATCCTTGGGCGTAGCATAAAAGAAATTGCAAGCGAGTCGCCAGAGCTTAGAGAGGTAGGCATGAGGCGGCTAACTGGACTTATGGCAGTCAATGCGGCCATACCTCTTTCTCTGCAAGCTGCTGGAACAATTCTTACTGGCGCAGATCAAGAACAAATCTATGCCTACAAACGATCAATGGCAGCGGACTGGGATAGAAACTCAACACTGATACCGCTTGCCACGGACAAGAACGGGAAAGTCACAGACTTCTATAACTTCTCGTACACCAACCCATACGACTATGTCGGCAGGCCTGTTGCTGCTGTTTTCAACGCCGTAAACAATGGTATTACAAAGGAAGCAGATCTAAGCGAAATAGCTTTTAATGCGTCATGGGATGCAGGCGCAGAGTTCTTCTCGCCATTCATGAGCGAATCCATCATTACCGAAAAGATTGTTGACCTTGCGCGTAACAGCACAACGTTTGATCGTCCAATTTATAGAGAACAAGATACTCTGGGCACAAAAATTGGCAAAGGTTTCGCTCACCTTGCAGACGGTATAATGCCTGGGATCAGCCCAGTTGATGTGACAACGAGTCCCACATCTTTCATGCCTTTTTCTGTGTCGTTAAGTTTAAGAGACTTTCCCAAAGCAGTTGCATCTGTTGCAACACAAGACGCGAAGCTTGGTGTTACCAAACAGGGTTATAGATTAGACCCAGTACAAGAATTTACAGAAGCCTTGACTGGCGTCAAAAGCATCAAGCCTCGTGTGGATCGAGTACTTTACTATCGTGCGCTTGAGGCAGGGAAAAACGTCCGTGATGCTGGCGGTATCTTTAACCAGGTGGCAAAAACTCGTGGCAATGTCGATGCAGAAACCACCACTCAAGCTTTCATTACTGCAAACGAACAGCGTTTCAAGGCGCTGCGCGACCTGAACATGGCGATTGAAGACGCCAAAACGCTTGGGCTTTCTACTACTGAAATAATCAAGCCATTAAAGGAAGCCAAAACACCAAACCTAGGCATGGTCATGGCGGGTCGATTCAAAGCATTCTTCCCAAGCGGCGAGACAATAAGCATTGCTTTGCGCGGGAACGAAGACAAGCTTTCTAATCCTCTAGACTTCGAGGCCATTGGCGAACAGTACGCTCAGTTCCAAGGAGCGCCGCTCAGACCTCAAGCACAGGCCGCACAAGAGGCTGCTGCACAACCTGCACCTGCACCACAGGGTGCGCCTCAAAGCGGGCCAGCACAGCCAAGCACAGCGCCTGTTGCACCTCAGATGCCATCCCTGTTTAATCGTGCATCACAGTTCCTGCGCCAGCAGGAAGAAGAGAAACTGATGGGCGGTAGTTGATGTGATCCCAAAGCGGGCACCAAAGAAAGGCAAGAGCAAGTACTTCGCAAAGAAGACTGAGTACGACGGCATTGTCTTTGACTCAAAGCTTGAAGCAGCGCGATACAAGATACTCAAGAGATACGAAGCCACGGGTGAACTGACAGACCTCGAGGTCCAGGTGGACTTCCCCTGCAGGATCACAGTGGACGGCGAAGACAAGAAGATCTGTTCATACATCGCAGACTTCCGATACAAGCGCGATGGCGAGGTGGTGGTAGAGGACGTGAAGGGCGTAGTTACCCAAGTGTTCTCGCTCAAGAAGAAGCTTGTCGAAGCCCTCTACCCTGGCACCAAGATACTGATCGTCAAAGACCCACGAGTGTGGGACTAGAACGGAACCTTGCGCTCATCGACGTTGTCCAGATAGCTACCTGGGAAATCACGTCGCACACTTTCGCCGGTCATCATTAGCCCAGCATCAAAGTTTGCTTTTGATAACTCTCTGATCTCAGAGCTACTGTAGTGGTACTCACCCGTCACCTCAGATGTCGAATTGTAAAACTCCATGACCCCAACCTGATAAGCCACAGAATCGTCTGTGCTTTTACCAGGTAGATGATTCGCGTTCACAAGTTCTGGTATCCACAGGTGGTCTTTGCACCCAAGCTTCTGCTCTTCCAATGGGACAGCCCTGTTGCTTCGTGAGCAATACCAAACTGCACCATTTGATTCGATTAACGGTTTGACGTTCTTGCAGTTCCTGCAGTTAACCGATTCCGGCAGACGGCGCCCGTAGTAGATGTCACGGTACAGGTTGGACTCATTCTTCATGCGCCAGTCCTT